TCTAATCGCCTTGCTGACATTTCCTTCAGTACCCTCCATCTTAGAGTAGTAACCACCACGACCATACTCAGATTCTGGCGAGTAAAATGCTTTTGCCATTTTTTCCTCTCTCGCTCTTAATCCTTTAGACTCACCGCTTCCAGGACCTCTTAGTATTCCGTATCCACCTCTAGTATTTTCAGTTTTAATTCTTTTAGTAAAAATAGAAAGATTAACTGATGCTGATCTTCCTCCTCCAGCACCTTTTGGTCCTTTAGCTTCAACCTTACCACTTTTTTGTATTGCGCCTTTACGTTTGAATTTACCTCCAGTTGGATCTTGCCAATCGCCTTCTTCAATATTTTCATTCATCTTGCCATATTCAGCTTTTTTTGTACTTTCAATTTTAAGTACTTTTCGAGTTGGCATCTTGTCAAGCCAAACTGGTTCTTTTGGTTTTGGTGGTAACGGATCTTCTTCAACAACTGGTTTAAGAGGCATTTTAGAAGTAGGTTTGCCTGGCATTTGAGGTTGACTATATTTTCTAAGTACGCCAATTCCTTCTTTAGGAGCAAATGTTCTATTTCTATAACCTTTCTTATCTAAGTATTTTTCAAAATCATCTTTATTTTTACTAAAGGCAGCCTTTTCCCATTCTACGTTATCAAAATCTTCTCCCCAAACATCTCTGTTACTTTTTATTTTATTTATTGCATCCCTATCAACATACACCTTATCAATTCTTCCATATAAATCATTTCTATCTTCTAGAAAGTTTTTACCAATCTGATCCATCCATATCTTCTTAGCTGCTGGATTAATTGACTTGTCATTGATGTCGACAATGTTTTTGTTTTCCTTTAGCGTCTTTTCTAGGTCAGCATTTGACTGTGCTGCTGAATATCTTGGAGCTGCGTCAAAAGTCACATCCGCACCCTTTCGAGTTTTACCACCCTTTGTTAATTTTATAGATCCTTCAGTCTCTTTTTCTGGCTCTGGACCTTGATTATAAAAGTCATATGCACGCTTGTATTGATCCATAGCAGCTGCGTAGTCTTCTTGTTCTTTTTTGTAAGCAGCCATAGCATCATTGTACGGCTTATATTTAGCCGCATTTTTGTCCATTACCTCTTTCTTTTTAGCCTCGTATGCATTATAATCGTCCTGGCTAATATAACCTTTAGGTGCAGGAGTTTTTTCTGGCTGTATCCAGTCACCCATAGTAACTGCAATATTTCCGCTAGTAGTTGTAGTTGTTCCGTCTTTGTTTTTTACAACTTTATCTGGTGGAGAAGTCATTTTGGTAGTTCTCCCGTACTTATTCATTGCCATTTGAAAACAAGTTTTATAATTAATAAATTGATATGAACCTCGTAGAAATCATACTCATCATCCTTTCCGTAGATCTCGAAACCTAGGTTCAAACCTACTGGTATCATATTATGAATTTCTAGTAGCATATTCTTCTACAAATTTAGCGATTTTTTCGTCATTCATTTTTATCATATCAGCCACCCGTCTGATCGATCTTCTGCTCTTTGGTTTTGGATATTCCTTCCTAGCTTTAGCCATATCTTTTTTTTTGTCAAATATACAGAATTTTTGGGTAATGGGGGGATTTCACGCGGCCGAGGCGAAAGGGAAAACGATTTTAAATTTGAGGGGGGGGTGCTGTTTTCAGAACTTTCAGTCGGAATTTCTAGCTTTTCGGTAGGCATGCCTGTCGCCCTGTCGTCCTGTATTGCGTATGGTAGCACCACACCCCGTTACGCGCCATATGACGGCATGCCGACCAATTGACATACCTACCTATCTGACTGCCGACAAACCTAACCGAATGCCGTTGTTATATAATTTACATTATGTTAAGTAGAATTAACATCCGTTAACATTTGCTGTTGGGATGGTCGACCTAACTGCCTGTCGTTTTGCCATCCCTGTTGCACGTCCATACAGGGAGGGCAATACCTGTTGACCATGTGAAATCCCATACATTTTTTACACCCATCTTATGTAATTCTCTGAAAGCCTTGCCTAGCTTACGTTTCAGCGATTTTAAGCCGTCTCCCAAACCCGTCATCTACGTAGTTCTACTTAGTTGGTACTACGTAGTTATACGTAGACTCTTCTACGTAGTTCTACGTATTTTTCAATCTAACTGAAAAAAAATTGTATCATTTCGAGATAGACTTCCGTTATTTGTATCAGAAAGGGCGACCAAAAGAGGTCAACAGCCGAGTCGAGACCGCGGACTTATATATAGCGAGGAGCGTACATCTCTCTAACCTGTACACGTGATAGGCGACACGTTCGAATGATGCGAAGATTGTAGTAGCATGCATCGTAAAAGGTCACTCCCCCAACCGAGGGTATTAGTATCGGCACTGCAACCTAAGCAGGAGGTGGACGAATAGCCGTCAGCGACATAGTCAAGGCGTGATTCAATGTAACCGAAAAACAGGCACACTCAAGGGTAGCTTGAGCGTGAAATGACATAACCAAAGGTCGGACGCGAAAAGAGGCATGCAAACCTAGAACTTGTGATGGTTCGATTCCATCTATATAAGCGAGGTGCAAGTTCAAAACAAACACTAGGTGCAGTTAGAATGACTAATTAATAGGAGCGATACCTACTGCACCACTAACCTTAAAAACAAATAACCATGGAAGCTAGAGTAATTAGAATCGAGGGAATCTTTGAAGTATGGGGATTCTTTCAAAACGGAGTATTAGTACGTGAGCAAAAGGTACGAATCCCATTCACACATCGCCATTAATTAAGTAACCAATAAACATATATATCATGAAAGTTTTCAATTTCTTAACCAACCTTTACATCGGTGCAATGATGGGAGGAGTAGTGTATGCTGTTATCTTCATTACCTACAAAATTGTAACCAACAGCGTAGGGACATTTTAACAGGTTAACTGACGAGTCTTTAGTAGATGAAACGGCATTCACAAGATGCCGTATTAACCATAAAAACAGGAAATCATGAACTACAAGAAATTAATGTCATACGAGCCAACAAGCTACGGCAAAATGATGAACGACAAAGGTCAAGTAATTGAATTCTACGAGCACCCAATCTATGGTGATGAGATGCAAGTAATATGCGTATGTCACGAGCTAGAACTAGCTGATTTTAGCACGTTCTTCGAGACTGATGACATGGAAGCGGAGCATGGTGAATACCAACCATGGTTCGATGAGAACGGAAAGCTATACATGGGACAATTTGAGGCATAGTAATAACCAATAAATACAGGAAACCATGAAAGAATTAATAGATAGAATTGAGCACGACATCAAACGTGCTAAATTAAATAGAGATGCATTTGAAAAAGGTAGTGGTGGATACATATTCAATAATGCCATCATACTAGCCTTGCAAGGAGTGTTAATTGACATGAAAGAATTAAAATTAACCAATAAAAAATAGAAACCATGAAGACATACTATATAGCTGATGAATATCAAGGTCAGCGCACAGGAACGTATCAAGAAATCAAGCTATCCAAGAAGGAAATAACGCTAGATAGATTCGGCAACAAGACGTACAACGGGAAATACCTGTACGAGAGTTTATACAGCGTACTCAGAGCAATTCAATCATAATTAAAACCCAGAAACCATGAAAGCAAACCAAAAAAACAAAATGATTGCGCTGTTACAAAAATATAGCAAAATTAAAGATGAATTGTTAGATTATACTATGCATCACCACGATGCTATGCATTGGGATATAGAAGGTTATTGGGAATCAATAATGGAAGATGATTATAGTCAAATGGAAAAACTAAAAATCCAAGTTAAATCCTTCCAAATGATTCTTGAAGGATACAGGAATATAAAATACATTTATTGTTAATTTAAAACCTAGAAACCATGGAAACAAAGAAAATTAAGTTCGGTCTATTGTATATCGGAAGCGGACAATTGGTAAAGTTTTACACCAATGAGAGCAAACATACAGATGAAAAATCTGTAGCAAACGTAATGTTGGCTAGAATACTCAAGGAAGAGGGCTATGAATTCTCAATGAAAGGAATCAAAAAATATTTAGAAGACTTTTCCGAGTACATGAACGATGATATGTTTGACGATAGGGATGACCATACAGCAGAGCAATTAACGTCATACGTAGCAGACCATTTGGTTTACTCAAATGCTCCGCACATCATAAGACTAAGTACATCTTCTGAAGTCAATCACGATTTTAAGCACAAAGTAATGAACGAAATAGAGAGAATGTTTGACAAATCATTAACAATTAAAAAATAGAACACATGAAAACAGGAAAAATTTTAGACAACGTAGGATTCCGCAAGTTAGATGGAACTACACGACAACTGACCATAACTGAGCAGTTAAAACGCAACAAGCAGTTCGTTGGAATCAACGACATCAAGCATCCGATGTTGGGAGTAATCCCTGTCAATCGATCGAGATTGGATGAACTACTAGAGCATAGCGAGGAGGACTTATTACAAATGACAAAAGACAAATTCTATGGTAACCTATGACATCATAGAGCTGACATTCTACGGAGGGATGCGCTCGTACAGGAAGACGTTTAATGACGAGAACCACTTCAACAATTGGTGGTCATTCATGAACAAGAAAGGAGTAAAGATTATGGACGTATTTAAAATTGACTAACATGAAACGTAACTTTAAAATCAGATTCCACCTTGGTCAAGGTGAGAACTACATGAAGTGGAGAGTAGAGGACGTGACCACCAAGAACGTGTGGTTCTTTGAGCCAGAAAACTTCCAAGCACTAATCGTGAACGGGAAACTTCACAATAATCCTTCTACCGCCAAAAAAATCAACGATGGTGCTAACAAAACTGTGTGCGCATGGATTATGGCTGAGGACGTTGTGCTGTATCCTACCGAAAACCTTTGGATGAGGGGACAGGTCGCGTACAATCCACGTGTGATGCCACATTGGATAGACAACAACGGCAACAACGCTGACAAGAAAGAATTCGCAGAGATGCACATTGTAGAACGTAAAATCTTTACACCATGAACAAGTACAAAGTAATCACAAAACAGGGCGTGTTCTACGTACAGGCGTGGAACGAGGGCAAGGTAATGAGTTTAATGTCATACGAGGGATATGACGTAGTATCAATCAATCAAATATAGAAACCATGGAGACTAGCGGATATGTTTATCTGAGAATAAACAGGCACTACACAGCTACAATACGTGACCTAAAATCATTTGCTAACTATCTACGTGATGTAGGAGACACAGACGATGTGTTCGGAGAAGTCACAGCCGTATCCAATGTAAGCAAACTTTTCTTACATAGAATGAACGACATTATCAACGAGCACAAGAAAAGACTGAACAAGAGATTCATTGGAGAAGAGACTCAAGTCAAAAGGAATCAAGGAATGAGAGATGCTGTAGTGGTTGGAGTGAATGGTCAGAACCTGTTAATTGAGTACGAGATGCCTAACGGAACGACAGCGCTCAATATCATAGATAAGATGTCAAGAGCTGATGAATACAAATCAATCACGTACAAGAACGCCATGTCAAAATTTGAGATAGATTTTAGCTTATTAATTAATAACCCACAAAAGAAATGAAAACACTATTTGCAGTACACATGGCATTCGATTGCCTAGACTATAACGAGCACTTTTACTTCACATCGTTTGCTGATGCATTCGAAAGATTTACTGAGATAAAGAATGCTATACAGGAACACCTGTTCATTGAGGAGGTATACACTGACCGACAAGATGATTTTTATGTCCACCTTGACAACGGACTACAACGAGTATACATAGAAGAAATTAACCTTTAAAACAAGTAACTATGGAAGCAATTTTTGATTTAAAAAGAGTATCTTTTGAATACTACGATGATGAGTATGACTATTGGCGAACACAAGGTGAAACATTTATTATCACAGAACGTGGTAACTATGACACCTATTTAGGTTCTTCAAGCGTATTTGAACTATATACGGAATCCGTTAAGGAATGGAAATTGTTTTCTTGGAATGCTAATCGTAACCTTTCAGATTCCCATAAAATCAACATTGACCACCTTACAAGCGTGGATTCAATAGAAGATTTAGAACACCTTAAACGATTGTTTAACGTAGAAGGGGAAAGTAAGTATCTTAAAACTACCTATCAGATTGTTCAGCATTACGGGGGTTCAGAAGAAGGGGGATGGTATTATCACAATCGCTATCTTGTAGGGGATGTTGATGCAGACCAAATAGGCACAGATAGATATGGCGAAGGGTATGACATCTATTCTGAATTCTATTTAGGAGAGAATGAGAAAACGGACAGAGAATATTATTGTTAATTAATTAAAAAAAGTAACTATGGAAAAATTTGCAAGACGTTGCGATGCTACAGGACGTGGCATGAACGAAGGATATGTTGTAGGTGACGGAGAGCTATACTTCTCTGAGGTAGAACACCTAATCAGTTGGCTAAGAAGTCGTGGTGGTATGGATGGTCTATCTGACGAGTTCATACTAAACGAGGCATACAACGAAGACGAGTACTACTACACCGAGTGGGAAGAGGTAGACGAGGACGAGTGGTACGATGAGGATGGAAACGAATTTAATAACTAATAACAATGGAAATGATTGATAAAATGATGGCATACGAAGAAGGTATGCTAGACGGAGCAGGTATGGTTTACCTGTTCTCAGAACTAATAAAGAACGGAATGGCGTGGTCTCTACAGGGACACTATGGTAGGATGGCATCTAGACTAATCGAGACAGGCATACTGACCAATGATGGCGACATAGACGAGATGAGAGCAATAGAGTACGGAATAGAAATGTAATTAAAAACAAGTAACCATGAAAACAATACCATTTAAATTTAGCCTTGACAATGTATCACAGCTGTACGTAGGCAAAACAAACGGATGCACATGTGGATGTGCTGGATACTACATCGTAACTGAAAATCATCGTGAAGAACGAATAAAGAAAGATGGAGTTGACTTGTACGCCAACGACAAAAAGATATTAGATGCAATAGATGAGATATCAATGCATGACGATGTCAAGATAGGTGTAATATGCGATGAGGTTCAATTCAAAACTGAAAAATATATATTATTCATTAAAATCAAATAACATGACAACAGAACAAGCAAAGGAAGTACTACGTAACGCAGGGTATTACGTAGACAATCTATGGAGCATCCATGACGTAAAAGACGACAGTCTAACTGACGAACAAAAGATGAAGGCGTTAGACATGGCTATGACAAATGAATACACTACCGATCAGATATTCCATGCCATAGGTGTGAGCGTAGAAATAATAACCGAAAAAATTAAGTAACCATGGAAGAAATGAGAAGAATTATTCTAGCATACGAGAAGGAGATGCGAGAATGGAAAGAAGAGATGACCAATACGTTTGGATCAGATGACGATTACGTACAACGTGTAACGGCACAATGGTTAGCCGTTCAAGAGATATTAATCAGATTAAATTTAAAACCACTATGAAACAACAAAATTTAGCAAAGGGCAACAGGATGTTTTCTGTAACCTTTATCAAGAAGGATGGTTCTATCAGAAGGATGGTCGCTCGGCTTGGAGTCCGAAAGGGAGTTAAGGGAGTAGGCATGTCGTTCAATCCATCTGACAAGGGACTAATGGTTGTGTTTGACATGCACAAGCGTGAGTTCCGAATGATTAACTTGGAGACTATTGTAGAACTTAAATGATGATTGTGATATGAACCTAATTAATTTTTGCGAACAAACAAAAGAGAGAGGTGGAGCTACATTCTCTCTACCTCTTGGAACAGATGCTGGCATGTTGGACTTGACTAAGCTAGACGGAACGGACAAGTCTTACAGGTTCACCGACATCGAATCAATCAAGCACTATGTACGTCAGTACGTCTTTGATCACATCGACCTGTTGGTAGACCACGACAACTACCTAAATAGCTACATATCAAAGCGAAAGTTATACCTGTACATATCTAGTGTTGACTTGTGTTGAAAAATGTTGATATTATTTCAAATCAACACTGGATAACTACCTGTAAATCAACGAGTTAACTCACAGAATGTCGAAATGTTGATTTTTAAGCCAAAATATTGTAGAATTTTTTTTTCTATATAATACTATACTATATATATAATATTTTTTTTATTTTCGAATTAGGGTATAAAAATTAACATTTCAACACTAACCTAGTAAAATCAAGGGTTTCAGAGTGTCAACTCAAAAAAAAATCAACACAAACCAACATTTTTTAACACATTTTAACAAAAACCAACATTATGAAAGCAAAAGTAAATCCGTTCTATCGGTCAGTAGTTCTGTCGGTAGACAATCAAGAGGTAGCAGAGCTATTCTTTGAGGACACAAACGAGTGGGAGTCGAGGGAGATTGACGGAAAGATGTATGACGTTCACTTCAACTACGAGCCACTTGAGTCGTTTAGGAACAGGCAGGCTTGGTTAGATTCATTAGTCTCCGTATATTTGGTTGGTGATTACACTGACGAGGAGTACTACTCACGAAACCTAATAACTGAAGTAAAGCTAGAACTATGACACCACAAGAGAAAGCACATGAGTTAGTAGATTTATTTTATCAATTATTCCCATTAGATAAAGATGTTATTACTACAGATGGAGAATTAAATTGGGAATACAATGATTTGAATCAATCTAAAAAGGCAGCATTGATTGCAGTTGATGAGGTATTAAATGCACTTGCAAATACAGATACACGTCAATTTGAATTCGGTTTTCATTATTGGAAACAAGTTAAACACGAAATACAAAAACTATGAGCATAGTAAATTTTCCTGAATTAAGGATAAAAAAATATCCTATTGGATATGTTGTTGAAATAAAAAAAAAAAAGTGGTGGGGTAAAGAGTATTGGTCTCACATCATATCAGTAGCAGGCATGGAGGATGAGCCTTGGGTATTTTCAAATTATGAAAATGCTTACTTGGAAGCCATTAGATTAATTAATAAACACGTAACACAAGCAATATGAGTGGAGGAAGATGGGAATACGTTCAGTACAGGTTTACTGACGTTATAGACGACCTTAAGAGTCTAATAGAAAAGAACGGCAAAGAGAAGACCAAGCAGGAGATGAATGACGATGGATGGAGGGATCCATTTTGGTACGACAAGTATCCAGAGGATAGGTATCACTACAGGTATCCAGATGATGTAATCGATGAGTTCAAGAAGGCAGTTGACATCATGTCAAGGGCACAGGTATACATGCACAGGATTGACTGGCTATTGTGTGGTGACGATGGTGACGAATCATTTATTAACAGACTAAAAGATGAGCTAGACAAACTATGAACAGGTACAACATTAAATACATACAGAATGGCGAGGAGTCCAACATATACATATGCTGTCGTGACGAGGAGCACGCAATGATGTTCTTTGATATAGCATTTGAAGGAGCGATATTTCTATCGATTGAGAAGGCGATAGTACAAATAATAACACTGAAGCCATGCTTAAACTAGTAAGGTACACCATAATTTGGATCAGTCAGAATCTAAGTATTCCGTTTTGGATGGTCGGTCATGTACATCTATCTGTACATATATATGACGACATATATGAGATACTGGCATCCATGGGGATGAACATACTAGTGGCGGTTGGATTCGTGTTGAGTTATATTGACGAACAAAAAAAATAAATGCCTATGGTTAATCTAATCTTATCGGGTATAACCTTTTGGTTATCCTACTATCTCGGCTTGAAGTGTATTTGCAAGCTGAGGATTGCACTCTTTCCGTTGTTTGTTATTAGTGTACTATCAACGGCAGGAATTATTTACAATTTTATTATGTTATTTTAAATTTAATTATTATGGAACGTTTATTAAAGCCACTATTAGTGGGAGTTATGCTGGTAGCAATTACCTTCTTGTCTATGTCTCAGAAGATATCTCTTCCAGACTTTTACCAAACAAAAAAATCTGGAGTTTATCCAGTAAGCTATGAACACAGCTGTTCTTTCGACACAAAGAAGGAGGCAGTTTCTGCTCACTTAAAGTCTCTAGATTGGTTGGATATTGACACAAACTATACGAATGTAAAAATGGATTGGGATACACCAGTATTTACTAGCTTTCTTTTAAGAGAGGACGAAAAGACAGCAATCATAACCTATGTTCGTATGAACGATGATGGCATGTACACAAGTTATTTCTTAGAGGCTAAGAACGTAGAGTTCACTCTATTCGATAGTGATGGTTACACTTTTTATCATAAAAAAATCAAGTAGTATGAAAAAATCAATAATGACAATTGTGATGACGGGAGTTATTGCATTTGTAACAATATCACAGGTAGCTATAATTCCAACGTATTACAACAGTATTAAAATGAATCAATATCCAGTACGTGTAATGCATTCAACATCATTTAAAACAAAAGACGAAGCTATTAAGTTTCACAAGATTGTTTTAGATATGAATGGTATTGACACAACAACTACATCTGTTGAGCACGAGTTAGATGCACCAATATTTTCAAGTTTCTTGCACTTTAATGATAAGCGAACTGCAATTGTAACTTACGTACATAAAAACGTTTTCGGTACGTACACCAGCTGTTTTATGGAGTGCGAGAACGTAACGTTTGATTTGTTTGAGAGTGATGGTATGATGTTAACACAAAGAAAAATAAAATGAAAGCATGGGAGCAGGTATCCTCAAACGAGGACAACAGGGTATTCAGAACATTAAACAGCTCGTGGTACATAGACCATGGAGTTAAGATCGAGTGCTTTGACGAGGATGGCCGCATTGAGGTTATGAACACAATGACGGCCTCCGACTTCCACGAGCCAGTCACTGACGAACAGCTACACTTCTTCACCAACATTGGATGGGAGGCAGGATGTTATAAGGTGAACGTTGACACGTGTGACACTCGCGCTAAGTTTCTGGAGAAGCTATCTTATCTATCAAAAGATGACGAATCGATGTATGAATCTGAGACAATTGATGAAAGATTAGCAAAAATGTTGGAAAAAAAACAGAAATACGCTAGGAAATTAGAAAAAATATTAAAAACTTTGTAATCAATTCAATTAAATATATGGCACACTGGAGAAATCTAATGAAAGACAACAAGTACATGGGAGCATGGGACTTGGAGATCAACGGCAAGTACGAGCCGAAAGAAGTAACAATCGAGAAGATCTATCAAGACACATTTGTGGGAGAGATGGGCAAGGAGGACAAGGTGTTTGTTAAGCTCAAGGAGTTTGAGAAGCCAATGGTTTGCAACCGATCAAACTTTAAGAGGCTAGAGACGTTCTTTGGTTCGTTTGATCCTAACGACTACGTAGGCAAGACGATTGTTATCACAACCGAGAAGGTAAAGAGTCCTCAAGGCCTGGTCGATGCGCTGAGATTCAGCACTCGTCCACTGCCTAAGAAGGAGCTACCTAAGCTAACTGACGAGCAGTTAGAAAAGGCGATTGAGGCAGTGAAGACTGGACGTACAACAATTGACAAGATCAAGAAGCAGTACACCATCACTGAGGACCAACTAAAGATGTTTGGTAATGATTAAGGTACGATCATCAGGATGCTCACCGCTATTTACGGGACGTAAGGGCGGTCTAACTGACAAGCAGAGAGAGAAGCTTGACGGACTAAAGATGAAGATTAAGCTTACTGAGAAGCAGGCTGAGGAGAGAGACGAGCTTGAGATGAAGGCCATGTTATCTGACGACTTGAGCGAGGGTGCTAAGACATTTATCGAGGAGATGGTTGACGAGATGGTGTACGGATACAAGACAACTATCAGTTCACGAGAGATGACAAAGGGTACTAACGTTGAGGACGAGTCAATCGAGGTTTACAACAGGCTGTTCTTTAGGAGCTACCACAAGCTGGCTGAGTTTGACGATTACTTCGAGCTGAAGTACGGAATATCTGTAGGTCATCCAGACATTGTTGACATTGACATGATGAAGGTAATCGACATCAAGAGTCCATGGTCTAAGAAGACAATGCCAAAGACATTGAAGAAGGCTGAGAAGAAAGTTAAGGAGGCAGGTTACGACTGGCAGGTCAAGCACTATCTGTACATGCTGACTAAGATTACAGGAAAGAAGTGGACAGATGGTGAGGTGGCTTACGTACTTAGCAACACACCAGAGGAGTTGATTCCAGACAACGAGGCAGACAGTCTGCACTATATGGACGACTTGGCTGATGAACTAAGAGTGACAATCGTAAAAGTAGAGCTGACGGACGATGACATCACCTGGATGGACAGCCAGTTAAGAAAGGCTGAGAGTTATGCAATAATGTATTTTAATTACCTAAACAATAAAAACAAATGAGTGATTTTAAAATGAAGGGGGTTTTAAAGGTTATAAACCCAGCAGTACAAGTGAGCGAGAAGTTCACAAAGAGAGAGTTCGTATTGAACGAGCCACACGATCAGTATCCACAGGACATCTTGTTCCAGTTAACGCAGAAGAACGTTGACGTTTTGGACAAGTTTGTTGAGGGACAAGAGGTTGAGGTATCGTTTAGAATTCGAGGACGAGAGTATAACGGCAAGTACTTCAACAACATTGAAGCTTGGAGAATTGAGGCGATTGGAGAAATCACACCTCCAAAGGCAACAAAAGAGGACGAGCCTCTACCGTTTTAATCTACTACTAAACAAGGTGGGTAGTCACGCTACCCACTTTAATTTAACCAAAATGAAAAAATTATTGTTACTAATTCCTGTTCTTGCGTTGTCATGCAAGACTGCATCCAAGTGTGACGCATACTCAATGAAGCTAGACAGCAGGTATGACTCACTGATGGTTTTAAGATACAACGAGATGTACATGCCAAAGATATCTCTTGATGGAGCTACCACGATATACTTCCACGACATAAAGAGTGGACGATACAAGGTGCGAATGTTTGACAATGGCAACGTAGAAACAATTAAATTCAAAATAAAATGAGTGATATAACTAAGTGCGGTGGCTTTGAATGCCCGATGAAGGAGAGCTGTAGAAGGTTTACAGCACCAGCAAATAAATTTAGACAGTCATACTTCCTTGATCCACCATACCACATTAATGAGGGTGGGTTCTCGTGTGAGATGTACTGGGGAGCAACGGCTGACTCGATAATGGAAACGCTACAGGACGCAATGGGTATACGTATACCAAACTTCAATGACGTTCAAAGAGACTTTGACGCTAGGGATCACAATTTGTGATGTCAACCTATAAGCTTAAAAAACTTGACAAATTTTAAACCTATAAACGTATAAAAACCGATTAAGTATGAAACAAACAGCAGTAGATTGGTTAGAAATACAACTATTCAAAAAACAAGGTAAATTTAATAAATCAGATATTGACCAAGCCAAAGCAATGGAGAAGGAGCAGATGATTAATTTTGCAGATTTTGTAGCAACATATCCAGACAAGAATATAAATATCAATGGAGAAATGTTACACGCTAAATCTAAGTATGATGGTGCTGAAAGAACTATTGATTTATTAAAAGAATACTATGAAAGCAACACTAGAATTTAATATGCCAGAAGACCAGGTAGAGTTTGACTTTGCTGTGCATGGTGGCAAGATGTACTCAGCTCTATGGGAAATATCTCAAGAGTTAAGAGCAATATGGAAGTACGAAGAACTTAGTGATGAGGAGTTTAAGATGATAGAAAAAATTAGAGATAAGTTCAATGAGATACTAGACGAACATCAGATAAAACTAAATAAATAGTTTTTGGTCCCGTAGCTCAGCTGGATAGAGCAACTGCCTTCTAAGCAGTAGGTCTTTGGTTCGAATCCAAACGGGATCACACATAGTTACAGTTAGGGTTCTGTGGTTAGCCGCCATGCAGGTAAAAACTCTGCACACATGCGCATGGGTAGTGTGTGCTTTATTAATTAAAATTAAACTCAAACATATGGAATGGAAATCAACATCCACTGCCGACATTAAAGTTGACAGTGTAGTAGAGGCTGTTGTCTCTAAGATGCGGCACAGATCAGCCGTAGGAATTAAGAAGTATAACACAACAATGGACAGAAAAGACCTCTCTACCGAGCAGTGGATTACCCACTTGCAGGAGGAGTTGATGGACGCTACAATCTATTTAGAAAAATTAAAATCAATGCTATGATAACCTACTTTAAATCAATCAATGAAACTGACAAGCCTTACCACGTAGACGTACTAGTTGCATTAGATAGAATTAGAGATGGTGTATCAAAGGACCTAGTTGAGATGATACGTTCTGCCGATGATAAGGATCAACGTAACAACCTAAAGAAAGGTCTTCCTTCAATTTTATTTTCTGGTCAGTTCTCTAGACGTGCTGACAATGCTATCATCGAGCACAGCGGACTGATATGCATAGACTTTGACGGGTTCAAGGACGATCAGTCGTTGTATCAGATGAGACAAGACCTGTGCAACGACAAGTACTCTTACTCTGTGTTCACGTCACCATCTGGTGATGGGCTAAAGGTTCTTGTTAGGATTCCAAAGGATGCGTCCAACCACAAGAAGTACTTTGTTGCATTGCAGAAGTACTACAACTGCGATGAGTTTGACAAGTCGTGCAAGAACATATCTCGTGTGTGTTACGAGAGCTATGATCCAGACATATTTATTAACGAGTTGTCTGAGACGTGGGTAGAGATGGACAACAGCGATGACTTTGTTAAGCCAAGGCCTAAGATAATTATTAACGACTCCAACGAGGTTGTTAGGAGATTGTCTTTGTGGTGGAACAAGAAGCATGGCATGGTCAAGGGACAGCGTAACAACAACCTATTCATCTTTGCATCAGCACTCAACCAGTACGGAATATCTAAGGATGATGCACTTGAGGTTCTGATGTCGTATGACGATGGGGACATGGCATCTGAGATTAAGACTATTGTTTGGTCGGCATACAAGAACGTTCACGAGCACGCCACTAAGTTCTACGAGGACGTTGACAAGACGACCAACATCAAGAACGACATACTTAGAGGTGTTCCAGTTAAGGAGATAAAGGAGAACTTTACTGACATTGACGAGAACATCATTAACGAGATGGTTGAGACGCAGGAGTACAACACGTTCTGGTCCAAGAGTAGCAAGGGTAAGATTGACCTAGTGCCTCACCTGTTTAGGGATTACCTAAAGGGTAACGGGTTCTACAAGTACTACCCTAACGGATCTAATAACTTTGTCTTTGTACGTATAGTTGACAACATCATCAGCGACACCAATGAGGACATGATCAAGGACTTTGTTCTTGACTATCTGATGGGTATCAACGACATGTCAGTGTACAACTTCTTTGCTATCAACACGAAGTTCTTCCAAGAGACTTTCCTAAACTATGTGGCCAAGGTAGAGCCGTACTTCATGGTGGACACCATCAATGAGGCTTACCTGTACTATCGTAACTGCGCTGTTCGTGTAACAAAGGACAACATTGATATGATAGACTACAAGGACCTTGGTGGTTACGTGTGGGAGAAACAAAAGATAGATAGAGACTTTAATAAATTAAATACTGATGATTGTGAATTTAAGAGATTCGTTCAAAACATTTCTGGCAACAATTCGAGCCGCCTTCAGTCGATGGAGTCAACGATTGGTTACCTTTTGCATAGTTACAAGCCTGCTAGCTACTGCCCTGCTGTCATACTTAATGACGAGGTTATTAGCGATAATCCTGAGGGTGGTACGGGGAAAGGGATCTTCGTCAAGTCGATATCGTTTATAAAAAAGATGGTTATTATTGACGGAAAGGGGTTCAGCTTCCAAAAGTCATTCCCGTATCAACGTGTGCAGGTAGACACTCAGACGCTTGTCTTTGATGACGTTAGTAAGAACTTTGACTTCGAGAGGTTGTTCTCGGTAATTACTGAGGGTATAACGCTTGAGAAGAAGAACAAGGACGAGATACACATCCCGTTTGAGAGTTCACCCAAGATTGTCATCACGACAAACTACGCCATCAAGGGTGCTGGTAACAGCTTTGAGAGAAGGAAGTGGGACTTAGAGTTCAAGCAGTACTACTCCAAGATGTTTACACCAGAGACTGAGTTTGGGCATATGTTGTTTGCAGGATGGGGTGGTGACGAGTGGTCAAGGTTTGACAACTACATGATATCTAACCTACAGCTGTACCTATCCAAAGGTCTTGTGCGTTGTGACTTCATGAACCTTAAGACACGTAAGTTCATCGCTGAGACATCTGCTGACTTTTGGGAGTGGGCTACGTCAACAGACAACGACTACATCAAGATAGGAAGCGCAAGCCCTGGACAGACGATGTACAATAAGTTTACTGAGGAGTACCCAGACTACGGGCCTTACGGAAGGTTTAAGTTGTCACACAACAGGTTCTACCGATGGATAGAGGTTCTTGGTGAGTACAAGTTTGGTGAGAAGCCAAAGATATACAGGAACGCACATGGTAAGACCGTTGAGTTTATTAAATTTGAAGATCAAACTGAATTAAATTTTTAATTATGGAACTAAGTAAATCGCTTTTGAAGAGTCGTTTAGACTTCTATGAGTTACTTTTAAAGGTAACGTTCAACACACACAGGGACTATGACTCAATAACAAATAAGATTGACGATCTTAAGATGACCATTAGGTTCATAGAGACAATGGACAGGACATTGTTGAGGTACAGGCCAATCTATAGCATCATGGTTCTTCGTGAGGGTAAGCGTAGGTTCTACGGACACCACTACATTGACGTACAGATGGAGCTTGATGACTGTATTTTACTACTGACGAATGCAACTGCGTGACTATCAGATCGATATATCTAAGAAAGGTGTAGATATATTGAGCAAGAGTTATATACTATGTCTGGCCATGGAAGTTAGGCTTGGTAAGACCTTCACCTCTTTGGATATATGTAGAGTTTTGGGGTTTACCTCTATATTGTTTCTTACAAAGAAGAAGGCGATATCATCCATTCAGTCTGATGCTGATAAGATACTTCCTGGCCATGATATAGTTATTACTAACTACGAGAGCATACACAAGATAGATCGAAAGAACTTTGACGTGATTATATGTGACGAGTCACACACCATGAGCGCGTTCCCAAAGCCTAGCCTAAGAGCCAAGCAGGTAAGAAAGATGGTGATTGATTGCCAGTTCCCGAAGGTGATACTACTGAGTGGTACGATAACCCCAGAGTCGTACTCTCAGATATACCACCAGTTTTGGGTACACCCGTTTAATGTGTTCAAGGAGTTCGCTAACTTCTACAGGTGGGCCGACATGTACGTTGACAAGTTCCAAAGAAAGATTAACGGGCTAATGGTCAACGACTACTCAAGAGGACGAGAGAAAGAGATAATGTCTGTGGTGTCACCGTACATGATAACCTACACACAGAGGCAGGCAGGATTCTCTACAGAGATTGAGGAGGAGATACTATACGTTGACATGCCAGATGTTATAAAGAACATATCTAAGAAGTTGGAGAGAGACCTTGTGGTTGAGGGTAAGGACGAGGTGATACTTGCTGACACTCCAGCCAAGTTGATGCAAAAAATGCACCAACTTGCAGGGGGAACAATTAAGTTTGAGAGTGGAAAGTCAATGA